CATAATAAATGTGTTCAAAATACCTTGATCGAAACCACCCATTTGATTTTCAAGTGCAGTTCTTTTCTTATCTCTTTCTTCTATTGTTTTTGTGAATTCAAACATCTTTCTATACATTGACCGTGGAAATACTACAACACCAGAATTAATATGACCATATTCGGCAAACCAATTTAGACCAGGTTTATTTTTCCATCGATTTGTCGACATCATCCACCAGGCAGATATTGCATATGGATTGCAATGTGGGAATAGATTTTCTGCGGTCGTAGTAGCCATAATATCACTATCGATGAAACAAAGATAGTCAAAATTATGAAACCATTTGTGAGTGCCTTCATCCATGAATGGTAGAAAGATACCATAGAACGGAGGAATATCATTGGGTAATTTAGAATCGAAAAATTCGTATTCAGCACCTATTCTCTTTGCATATGCTGAGATGGAAGTGCGAGACATATTATGATACCCAGTACCGGTCTTTACATAAGCACCAGGTCTGGTTTTTCGTAGGACTTCTTGCGAGGGATCTCTGTAATATTGATAAATTAAATTCATAATAAAAAAATTTTGTTAGACTAGCAAATCATTATCCACCAACAATAAATCAAAGGCAGCTGTGATAAATCCATAATATAGTTCTCCAATTATTTCATATATTGTAATCTATTTATGCAGGATTATCTACTAGTATAATATCAAAAGAAGATGAAATAACTGAACCAGTATCACCAGTTCCTCTCACTTCAATATCAGTTTTTTCCGGAAAACGTAAGGGAATTGAATAATTCTGAGTAGTATATCCACCTACGATATCAACAATATCCTTTGTTCTAAATGGTGAACCACCATCTAGTTCTCTTGCTTTTAAAGTAACTGTGACAGCATTATTCATTGGTGCTACACCGATGTTCCAAGTAGTGAGATAACCAGTTTTTCCAGCTGGTATTGTATAAAGTGCAAGTTGAGTTTGACCCAAACCAGTAGTTGTCCCGCTACCAATAACGCCAATATCAGCAAGAACTGTACCACCTCCAGACGCTGCGGTGGATATAAGAACATTACCATCATTTGCCGCTAACACCCCAGCGGTTGCAACAAATGCTCTATAAACTCTTAGGAATGAAGCAGTAGAAGCTGCACCATTTACAGTAATCGTTTCTTCAATTTCATTAAAATCATTATCTAAACCTAGAACAGTAACCGTGTGAGCACCATCGTTGCCAGGGCCATCGTCACTGCTTGCGCTATATGCATAAATTGTACTATCAGAACCAACATCAAGATATTGATAAAGTCCTCCGTGCATCCAAATAGTTTCTGGTATATTTCCTACATTTGGATTTCTACCAAACTTATGTATTGCACTATACCCATCAACGAGTCCAGCTGCAATAGGAATATTCGATGCAACACCAAACGAATTGATAAGATTACCATCTTTATCTGCCAGCAAAAATGCTTCAAATAAAGTTTTATTATCTTGTAGATAAGCTTGGTTGTTTTTATTCCAAATAGCCATTTACTTTTGCCAGCCTTTAATGTATTCTGTTGAGAAATTGGCCTTACTGAATTCGAGTCGATCAACCAATTTGAGAGAACCTTTACCCAAATGATCGATTGCAACAAACCCTTCTTGACCAGTTGCTACAAATCCTGTTTTGGTTTTAAGTAAAGTAGTTAGACCTTCAACGGTATTAAGTTTATTGATTACCATGTGCTTTGCATCGACCATTAGATTATATAGGGTGAACACTTTTTCAAGTTCTTTCAGATTGCGCTTGGTAAAAATGGAAAGCGCTGCATCTCGTGCTTTAATTTGTGTATCTTTCCCTCGCTGTGATTTTTTACTGTCGATTTGAGCTTGATAGTAATCTTCAAGTTCTCGTTGAAGTTCGATGACAAATCCTGCGGCATCCCCGATGCGGGTTCCCTCGCGGACTTTCTTATTAATAAAGACATTCAATCTCGCATTTAGTGGATCAACACTCAAACTGTTCAACACTTTGGCATTAATCGTTCTAAACAATCTACCTGCCTGAGAGAGAAGTTCTGTCAATTCTGCTGTTTCTTGTTTTGTAAATGTAGCTGTACCAGCACGATCTTCGAAAGTAGCATCTACTGCCCAGACGGAGGATGTTGCTTTGAGACCTGGGACAATCTTCTTTCCAAAACTTGCTTGCATTGATTCAAAGTCTGCTCCTCGGTATGTTGTGTGCCAAACCACACCGATTTTGGATCTTTTGATTTGACGAGCAAGTTCGCTTTTTGCTGGTATCGCGTAAACAATCGTATTAGGATGGAAAGTAATATACGATTCTCCATCAATAGTTTCCGTTTGTAAATCTTCTGACGTATAGAGGAAATCACCTTGTATTACTCCTTCACTAATTCCGAGTTTCGAAAACTCAGCAAGGGCGACCTTGAATTTAGCATTCAGATCACCCGACAAATCATTATCAATCTCTGCGGCTGTCTTATAAATTTTTGGATTTTTATTGAATACACCTTTCTTTGCAACAAAGAATTTCCCATCAGTAGGATCAATTCCAGCAAAGATAGCCGGAGCTCCATCCCATTTGACGGTAACCGTTACAGGTGCAGAAGCATTACCTGACAGCATATCACGTAATGCACGTAAATGGTTAATGACGTTTCGAGTTCCCTTTACTCCGCCATCAATAACTGAGTCTTCAAGGTGCGTCATATGCAGGTTCTTGCCTGCAGCTTCTTCTAGGTATTTTTTAAATCGTATCATATCTTTTTACTTGTACGAGAAAGTTTTGCCTTAGGGAATATACCTACTCTAGCATTCTTTACAACCTGTCCTGCGGCTCTTGCATCACCGCGTCGAGCTTGATATCGAATAAAGAAATAAGCCTCGAATTCACCCTTGGGGAAATCACCATTGGTTCCCTTGTGGGTAGAAGTAATCTTATAAGGTCCAGCACCGGTTCCAACGAGAGACATATTACCTAGATGAAATTCATCTACATTACTAATACTTGGTGCACCACCATATTCGGGGCCATAAATTGCTTCAAAAACAAGTTGCTTATCTTTAATCTTGCGGTAGAAAGAGTCACCCGATTGAAGACCATTTGGTCTGACTGCAGCCACATCTTTCATAAAGCTCTCGACGTCTCTATTTCTTGCATATCTCTTAGATGAAAGACCACCGTACTGTTGGTAATCTTTTGCAGTTCTTCCAGCCTTGTGTGAGATATATGCCTGTGGGTCACCTTGAACATTGACAAGGGTAAAATCTGATTTAGGTTCTTTACGTTCGAATTTACCAGTGGTACTTGCCAGATGAGCAGCATCCACGATACGACCATTGATTTCGATTTGAATGGAAGGTAGATTCTCTTTTGCAAGAATGGATGCTAGTTTCTCGTTGAAATCTGCTCTGGCCAATTCTTCTGCACTAGTACCAGATCCAACACCTTTACCACCAAATGATGGGGTCTTTAAAAAGTCCTTTGGTATAACCAGAGGACCTCGGTTGGTATTGACAGTAAGACTAGATTTATTGGCAGGAAATTTGCCGTCATCCTTTGTCATGAAGTCTGTCACATCTTGAAGTTCTGTGACATCAATAATGACCTCTCCATTATTCACCGTAGCAAAAGGTGACGCAGTAGCTACCTTTTTGATAAAATTTTTAGGACGATTTTCATCTTTTCTCAGGTCAGGTATGGTCAATTTACGGTATGGTATTGCCGATTCTATGAGCTGAGAAAACCTTTTGAAGCCGAACATCAGATAATCCTATTATTGTATAGATGGGAGTCTCATCTATTTATAATCATTTTATCTCAATTGAACGGAATCGTCAAATACACTGCGGCGCTTTTTACCTCTCAAGGTCGAACCAATATCAGTCTTATCGAATACGGGAGTATCATCATCTCGTCGACTTGATCCACCCGACTGACCACCACCATTACCATCAATGTTGATATTCTGTTGCGCGCTTTCTTCTAGGTCATAAATTTTCATTTTAGAACGATCAATACCAACAAGGAATCTGCGATAATAACTCAAATCACCCCATCGATTCTTGAGTTGTTTTAGCATCACCTGACCGAGCTCATCAAGGTGCTCAGAAGTTATGATTCCAAGAATGCAATCAGCAGTGTGAGTGATACCCATAGACTCAGAGGTATTGGTGAGATCCACATCAGAGTTGCCGTAGCCGTCACGATTAAACTGAGAACTAGTAACAACGGCACAATTAAAT